TAAAAGCTGAAAATATAAGCAATGGTATTATTACATGTGATTCGGCTGAACCTAAGAGTATCAGAGAGTTAAAAGATAATGGATTAAGACCGAGAGCAGCAAAAAAAGGACCTGATTCAATCGAATACGGAATAAAATGGTTACAGGATTTAGAGGAAATAGTGATTGACTCTGACAGATGCCCTAACACAGCTAGAGAGTTTTCAAACTATGAGCTAGAAAAGGATAGCAACGGAAACTTTAAAGGTGAATATCCTGACAAAGACAATCATTCTATAGACTCAGTAAGATATAGTCAAGAAGAAAATATTAATGCAAGAAGAATTAAATTCTTTAAATAGCGAGGTGATACAGTGTCGTACATAACAGATACAGAATTAATAAAAAGTATGCTTAATACCGAAACACCTGTTTCAAACGAGCGAGTTATCGAAGACTTGATAAACGAGGACTTGAATAGTGAAGAAAAACTTGCAATGCTTGAAGGTGTGAGATATTACAGAAGCAAGAATACAAAGATAATGTCAAGGAAATTTAATTTGTACACAAAAACAAACGATAATCAAAACTTTGATATTCTTGGCAATAGTGAGGATATTTACAGGGCAAATAATAAGCTTGCGAATGGTTTTCTTAAAACGCTTATTGACCAAAAGATTAATTATAGTTTATCAAAACCTTTTATCGTTCAAAATGCTGATAATATTAATAATTTGATTGATTTTTCTTCATTGCTCAAAAAAATGTGTAAAGAGTCTAGTAAGAAATCTGTTGAATGGGCGCATCCTTATATCAATAGCAACGGCGAATTTAAAGTTATAAATGTATCAGCTCAAGAGATAATACCAGTTTACGACAATTCATTTGAAGCTGAATTAAAACAAATTATAAGATATTACAGCACTACAGTTATTGAAGGTACTGAGAAGAAGCAACGTTTTAAAGTTGAGTTGTGGGATAAAGAAAAAGTAACATACTACATGCAGGATAGAAACGACAAATATCATATTGACGTAACGATTGACCCTAATCCACGTTATCACTGGAATGAAGTACACATACAAATGGGGAAACCTGTTAGAATTGAAGGGCATGGTTGGGGCAAGGTTCCATTTGTACCACTTTGGAATAATGACGAACATACCACAGATTTAGAGCCAGTTAAGGCACATATTGATGTATATGATATAATAGAATCTGACTTTGCAAATAACATTGAGGACTTACAAGATGCAGTAATAAAGTTGGTAAACTACGGTGGCATAACCGAGAATCTTAATGAATTTATCATGTATCTTAAAAAATATAAAGTATTGCCTTTGGATGCAGAGGGTAACGCTGAGTATATGACTACAGAAATCCCTGTTATTGCAAGAGAAACAATGTTACAGACGCTACGAAATAATATATTTGATTTTGGTCAAGGTGTTGATGTGACACAAACAGGTGACGGAAACATTACAAATGTTGTCATAAAGAATCGTTATGCAGGATTAGACCTGAAAGCAAATGATACAGAAGCAAGAATAATTGATTTTGTAAAGGAATTAGCTTGGTTTTGTAATGAATATTTGAGAATGACAGGGCAAAAACAGGACGTAATAAAAGATATAAACATGATATTTAATCGGTCAATTATAATCAACACAAAAGAAATTATAGACGGAGTTGTGGCAAGCAAAGGAATTATATCAGACAGGACTGCAATTAGTAATCATCCTTGGGTAACAGATGTTGACGAGGAAATAAAACAAATGAAAAAGGAACGTGAAGAAATGGCAGCACAAATTAATCTTGATGGAGGTATGGAAGATGAAGACGAACAACAAGAAGCTAATGGAGAAGATAAACAAAATCAAACGTAGGGCAGGAATGATTGTAGAGGAAGAAATCCATCTTCCGTCAGTAGAAGAAAAGCCAAAGCGGAAAAAGAAAGTAGTTGAACCTGTTGAGGAAGTGATGCCTGATGTTGCCGAATAATGAAGCATTGGACACTTTGACGGATAAAAAAGAACAGCAGATGAACAAAGAATTAATTAAAATCTATCAAAGAAGTCTAAAAGATACACGCTCCGAACTTGCTAAAATATATGAACAATATAGTGTCGATGGTGTTCTTGATTATGCTACTATGCAAAAATATAATAGGCTTGCAGGACTTGAAGCATCAATAACGGAAGTATTAAAAGAATCTTATAATGAAATCGGCAGAGTATTAACGGCTAATTTAACAGATATTTATACAACAAATTATCTTTACACTGGCTTCATCCTTGAGACTATGAGCCAAACAAAATTAGCCTATGCTTTACTGCCTACTGAGGCAATAAAAAAAGCTATACAAAATCCAATATCGGGACTTACTCTTAATCAACGTTTGCAAAAAAATCGAACTGAGATTATACTTAAAACAAGGGAACAATTGACACAAGGATTAATACAAGGCGAGTCAATACAGAAAATGTCTAAACGTATAAAAGATTTATATGAAAATGATACAACAAAATCTTTGCGTATAGCACAGACAGAAACAAACAGAGTAAGAAACGAGGGAAAGGATGTAAGCTATGACAAAGCAAAAGCAAAAGGAGTTAATTTTACTCGTGTTTGGGTATCGTCACTTGATAGCAGAACAAGGGATACACATAAAAAATTAGATGGCACAAAACAAAATAAGGATGGATATTTTGTAATCGGCAGATATAGGGCTAAATATCCCGGGGGTTTCGGAGTTGCTGAAATGGATATAAATTGCCGATGCACGACAAGAGCAGAGTTTAAAGGATTTGAACCAACTGTAAGACGTGCAAGAGGCGAAGGAATAATTGATTACAAAACTTATGACGATTGGTATAACGATAGAGTAAGTAAATAATAAATCGCATCTATGCGTTAAATAGATATCTAATCGAGGACTTGACCTCGTAAAAAAATGTAAAGGAGAATGAACATGAAAAGAGAATTTTTAACAGAACTAGGAATAGAGGCAGAAAAGATAGACAAAATCATGGCTGAGTATGGGAAATCCGTCAATGATGCAAAATCGAAGATGGAAGAAAGACTTGAGGAAGCAAAACTACTCAAGGAAAAAGTATCAAGCCTTGAAAAGACTGCCAAAGATACAGAGGCGTTGTTGAAAGACAATGAAGAAATGAAACAGAAATACGCAACATTACAGACAGAAAGCAAAACACAGTTAGAGCAAAGAGATAAACAAATATCTCATATCACAAAAAAAACGGCTTTAACTAAGTCGTTGCAAGAAAAAGGTGCTAGGTATCCTGATTTGTTGATTAAAGAACTAAATCTTGATGAAGTAGAGTTAGAAGGTGAAACAATAAAGAATTTCGATAAACTATATACGCCTTTGACGGAAAAATACAAAGATATGTTCACGACAACAGAAATAAAGGGCAATGAACCTAGCAAAGGTAACTCACAAACATTTGACCCTAGTTCTATGGACTGGTCATTTATCGATAATATTAAATGATGAAAGGATGATTTATAATGGCTAATAGTATAGCATATGCAGTTAAATATTTAGAAATGTTAGACAGAATTTATAAAGCAGCAGCAGTAACATCAGTTTTGGAGGCAGCAGCAACACAATACAGACTTGATACAATCAATGAGAAAACTGTTTATCTTAAAAAGATGGCATTGCAAGGCTTGGGAGATTACAGTAGAACAAACGGTTATGATGCAGGGGATGCTACAGTAACATGGGAAGCACATACCTTTGCAATTGAGCGTTCAAAGATGTTTAACCTTGACACCATGGACGCAAAAGAGGCGTATACACAAATTACTGAATTGGCAGCGGAATTTCAGAGAGTGCATGTTGCTCCTGAGATTGATGCTTACAGATTTGAAAAGATTTGTACACTTTGCAGTCTTGACGTATCCGCAGATTTGACAGATGACACAGCAATTGCAGCAATTGACACAGCAATTGAAACTCTTGACGATGCAGAAGTGCCAAAAGAAGGTCGTGTAATGTTTATAAGCAATGAAATGTATAGACTTATGAAGCAGTCAGGCGAGTTTATCAACACTAGATTAATTGAAACAGCTAACGCAATCAACAGAAACATTACAACATTTGACGAAATGCCTTTAATCAAAGTTCCAAAGGCTAGATTTTACAATAACTTTGATTTTACAGCGTCAGGTGCGGGTGGTTTTGCTCCTGCAGGCGGTTCAAAACAATTGAACTTCATAATTGCATATGCTCCTGCTGTATTAGGTATCTTGAGACATGTATCTCCTAAGATTATTACACCAGACCAAAACCAGAGTAAAGATGGATGGTTGTATGGTTATAGATTAGTACATGATTTATTTATACCTGAGCAAAAAGTTAACGGAATTTACATACACAGTAAATCTTGAGCATAGAGTGGATGTACTTCCCTCTTCAAATTTAAGATGAAAGGATTGATATATACATGGCTTATACATTAGAAGGTAAATTAGATAGCATCGGTGCAGGATTAAGTAGTATTGATAGTGTAGCAAGTACGCTTGTTAGCAATACAGCTTCATTGTCAAGCTTAGATTCGTCCGCAAGTGCCATTGAAAGTGCAGCTGTAGTTGTAGGAAGTTCAGCAACTTTAATTGATGATTTGCAAGTTCAAGTTGAAAGTGTTGGTACTGTAAATACATCTACTGCAACAAGCTTGGCAACATTAGTTACAAGCGTTGGAACGCTAGAAAGCACAGGAAATAGTAAAATAGATAGCGTTGGTGTAGTTGGTTCAACATCAGTTTCAGCAGTAGGAAGCGTTGGAACTCTTGTGACGAGTGTTGGTTCATTGCACAGTACAACGGATTCAAAAGTTGATAGCGTAGCAGTACAGACTTCAAGCGTAGGAACATTAGTTTCTACTTCAAGCTCAAAAGTTGATAGCGTTGGTGTTCTTGAATCTACAATTAATTCAAAAGTAACAAGCGTAGGTGTTCAAGCTTCAACTATCATTGCTACAACTGTTCCAAGCGTAGGAACACAAACGGCAAGCGTAGGAACGTTAGTTTCTACTGCTAATAGTAAGGTAGACAGCACAGGTGTATTAGTTTCAACAGCAAACAGCCTTGTTACAAGCGTTGGAGTTGTAGCAGTTGCAGGAGCAACAAGTGCAGCGTTATCAACAGCATTATCAACAATAATGTCAAAATTAGAAGTCATTGACGGACAAGTCGGAGCATAAGAGGTGACGACATGGGTATATATGCCGAAGTTGTAGAGACAGAAACACATCATCATTCAAATGAATGTTGGTTTGGCAAGAACGGAAGCCCTACACCAGAAGTTGACGAGGCTACTAAAAATAGCCTCACAACTTTTCAAGTAGATAGCGGTAATAACGATTGGGGAACGGCAATTTGTATTCTAGGCTCAAACGATACACCTTGCGAAACTAATAAACAATATTTTGACATGAACGAAATATTGATAACAGCAACGGAGCGTACAAATGAGCCTATTTTGTTTAGAATAACTTGGGGGAATACAGAGGCAGAAGGTATAACAGCAGAACATTCATCGGTAACAGCTTTTTATCCTACTGCAACAGCAAGAACGGCTCCTATTTATGTTCAAGGCAAACGTATTCCAGCAGGCTCTAAAGTTTGGGCGAATTGCAAATGTGCAAGCAATACTGGTACAGTAAATTTCTTGTTTGGAATACACGAATATGATGAATAAATATTGAGGTGAAAGAATGATAATATGTCATATAGCTCCTTTTGCTCCTAATCGTTGCGGATTATACGAAGCTTGCAGGGACATGGTTAGAGCAGATATTGATGGAGGTAATCAAGTAATATTTGTTGATGCAGGGATAACAGAAAATGGCAAACGTGAAGAGGGAAAGATTGGAGCTATTGACGATAGAGGTGGTTTGAGGTTGGAAACAGCCTCACCTAATCTTATTAGTGAAGCTGATATAATTGTTATGCACACAGGATTTCACGACTCATATTTAGTAAAGACACAGGCTCCTATTGTGTGGATAGTTCATGGTAGACCGCTGGCATGTTTCCGTCCTGAGTATCAAGGGAAAATGGAATCATATAGCCTATATCACAATGTAGCACAGTGGAAACGGTCAAAGAAAATGGTTTATTTTTGGCAGGAATTTATACCGCATTGGAGTAATATATTTCCGTCAGAGAAAAATGCTTGTCTTGATTATCCAGTTATTGACCAGATACGATTTAATCCATCAGGGCAAATACATACTTTACAGAACAAAGGTAAATATAATCTCTTAGTATGTGACAGTAATCGTGAAGATATTGACACATATGAATTGACAGTAGGATGTATAGAAGCTGTTAAACAAATACAGGGATTAAAAGTCCATTTTTATGGTCTTGATATGCCTTTGAAAAACTGTTGGAATATCCTACTTGGCAAACTCAAAGAATTAGGCGGTCTTGGTGATGTATCTGGCAGAGTTACAAATATGGAAATGATTTATAGGGCATGTGATGGGTTAATTAGTCCAAACAAAATCATTGTGAGAACGATTGCAGAAGCGTTGTCTTGCGGTATTCCTGTTATTGCAGAAGAGGGATGTAAGGTTGCTGATTTTCAATGCAAGATGAATGATGCTTATGATGTAGCAGAAGCAATAAAAATGTGGACTCATAGCATTGACCTTGGCAAGCACAAGAACGGAGTCTTAGAGCGTGCGGAGAATTTTAGCATGAAAAATTATTATACAAAGATGAATGAAATATATAAAGAGGTGGTCAAATGATTACTACAAGAGCAGAAATAAAGACACTTCTTAAAATCACAGGAAACACACAAGATGATTTGATTGACTTACTACTCCCGATTATTCAAGATGATATATTAAGTTTCTTGAAAAACAAATTTATTTTGAAAGATGTTGAAGTTTGGAAGGGTGGTATAAGTTTTTCGGGGAATACGATAACAGATGCATCAGGTACTTTCTTGACGGAAGGTTTTGTAACTGGTAATGTCGTAATACAAGATAGTAAGCTAAACGATGGTTTCTACACAGTAACAAACGTAACAGCAGGAGTATTAACAGTATCGGAAGACCTCACAACGGAAACAGCTGGAAACGTAATAAAAATTAATCAAATCAAATACCCTCAAGGCTTGAAACTTGTATTTGCTAACATGATAGGATTTACAATGAATGTCAAACATGGAGTAAAAAGCGAGTCAATAAGCCGTTATAGTGTATCATATGCTAACGATGTTCAAAGTCTTATAAATGGTTATCCTGATACAATAACCAGACCACTCGTGAAATGGAGGAAAATTTACAATGATTACTGATTACTTTACGCAGGCAATCACAACACAGCGTAAAACAACAACTCCTAATGGGTTTGGTGGTCATTCTGAGACGTGGGCAGAGTATCTTTCCTTTGATGGATTAATAGACCTTTTGTCAGGTAAAGAGCGTGATTCAGCTATGCAAAAAACAGAAAACGCAACTCATATTTTGATGTGTCAAGCAGGACGAGACATAACGATTTTTGACAAGGTTATTTATGATTCAAATGAATATCGTGTTTTGCATGTAGATACACCGTTTCAGCGACACATGGAAATATTGTTGGAATATTTAGGAGTTGATAACAATGTATGAATCGAATAGACAAAATGTCGAAAGACGAATACAAGAACAGATTGAAAGAGCATTAACGGCAATAGGGTTATATGTCGAAGGTGAAGCAAAATTAAGGTGTCCTGTTGACACTGGCAATCTCAGGGGAAGTATTGACCATAAAGCCAAAACAGACCACGTTGTGATTGGGACAAATGTTGAATATGCTTTATTTTTAGAAAAAGGAACGCAACGACAAAAAGCACAGCCTTATTTAACTCCTGCCGTAGAAGAAAATACAAACAACATCAGAGCAATTACAGAAGAATATATGCGAGGTGTTGACGATGACTAATTTATTAACAGAATTATATGATTTAATTGTAGATGTAGTTGATAGAACATATTACGAAGAAGCAGAAGACAAAACGGTATTTCCATACGCAGTTTACAAATGCCCGACAACAACAGGAATTGGACATTATACGCAAGGGCGAGATGATGTAATTCTTGAAATTGATTTATTTGACGATTTGACTGACCAAACAAGGATTGAAAACTTAGCAAGAACTCTTGATGTGGCATTAAATGGGCGAAGAGTAAATACAGACAATGTAAAGATGCGACTTGATAAATTAACAATTTTAAACATACCAGACCCTGACGGATTTAAAAGACGGCAATTGAGGTATAGAGTAATTGCATATCAAATTGATTAAAAAGGAGCGTGTATAAAATGGCACAAACACTAACTACACAACAAATTGAAAATATTATACTCGATGCAGGAGTAATTTATGTTGACTATGGCGAAGCAACAGAAAGGATTCTAGCACCTACAAGGGGTGGTAATACTTTTGTAGTTGAACAAGACGTAAGAATTATTGAACGTGACGGAAGTTTAGGCAAAGAAAAAGGGCTTAGAAGAGTTATCAGAGAAGATGCAATGATGACAGTTAGATTAATGGATATGTCTTTAACTAACTTGAATATGGCTTTAAGAAGTTCTAGCCTAGTAAGTTCAACTATTACATCCACGCAAGACGGAACTATTTCAGCGACAGAATACCTTAAAAATATTACATATGTTGGCGAGGATATGGGTTCAAAATCAAAAATTATAACTCTTTTTAATGCTATGTCTGACAATGGATTAAGCATACAAACGACAGACAAAGATGAAGCAGTCCTTGAAGTTGTATTCGCAGGACACAGAGACCCTACTGATTATACCGACCCACTATACACCATCGTCGAAGCAGAAACGGCTGCAACTAATTTAACTAACTTAGTTGTTACGACTGCAACATTTGAGCCTACATTTGCGGGAGGTACATACGAGTATGGGGCTCAAGTTATTAATGCTACAACATCAGTTACAGTAACCCCCACAGGAGCATCGGCAACGTGGATAAAAGTTAACGGTACAACAGTAGCTAGTGATGCAGCGTCAGGTGCAATATCGCTTGATGTTGGAGTTAATGAAATTACTGTTAGAGTACACGAAGACGAAAAGACAGATATTGAATACAAGATTTACATTACAAGAGCAGATTAATGATTGAGGGGATAAATTCCCCTCTTTTTATTTTTAAGTGGTTTAAAAACGATTGTAGGAGGTCAAAAAAATGTTAAGAAAATTAAATATATCTGATATTTTTAAGGTATCGAAAATTATAAAGAAAATGGGCGTAAAAATTGAGACGGAGAATAAAACGCAGTCGCAATTAGGAGCAGAATTAATTTTGTCAATGTTTGAAAATATACATCTTGCAGAATCAGAAATTAGCGAATGGATGGGAAGCTTGGCAGGAATTACGGCAGAGGAATTTAAAAATCAAGACATTGAAAAGACAATAGAAATGATAAGCGAATTAAAACAATTATCTGGCATAACAAATTTTTTCAAGTCAGCAAGTCGATAAAAGATGAATATGAAATTATTGACTTGCTTTTAAAAAGATATAGCAATATTGAGTACATAATGAACATGTATTGGATTGACGGAATAGAAATAATAAATAAGGCTACAGAAAAAGAAGTTGAGCAAAGAGAATGGGAAATGTGGATTAGTATATATCCTAGTATGAATAAAGAAAATTTTATATCATTTGATAAATTTAGAAATAAAGCAATTGAAAAAAATATAACTAAAAAAGCTAAAACATCAGAAGAATTAATAGCAGAAGCAGAAAATAAAAGATTAGTCCATCAAGGCAAACATAAAGGAATCGTTAAGAAAGGAATCGTTAAGAATTGAGGTGATGGCATGGAACTTTTTAAATTGTTTGGCAGTATATTTGTTAAAAATGAAGATGCAAATAAAAGTATAGATGAAACAGACAAAAAAGCAAAGGATACTGATGGAACGTTTAGCAAGATGGCAGGAACGGTTGGTAAATGGGGTTTGGCAGTTGGTGTAGCAGCAGGAGCAGCAGCAGTTGCAATCGGAGTAAAGGCTTTTACTGCAACAGAAGATTTACAAAAAGCTTTGAACGGTTTACAAGCAAGCACAGGGACAACAACAAATGAAATGGATAGTATGAAAAATGCTATGCTTGATATATATAACAACAATTTTGGAGAGTCATTCGAGGATATTGGTCAAGCAATGGCAACAATTAGACAACAAACAAAATTATCAGGTCAAGAGTTATCTGACACAACAAAAAATGCAATAGCCATGAGAGATACTTTTGGTATTGAAGTAACTGAATCAATACGTTCAGTAAATCAGCTTATGAAAAATTTTGGTATTGACTCTACTACAGCTTATAACTTGCTTACGCAAGGTGCGCAGAATGGTTTAAATGCAAACGAAAACCTAGCAGATACGGTTAATGAATATTCGGTACATTTTGCACAGCTAGGGTTAAACGCCACTGATATGTTTAATAGCCTTGTAAATGGTGCTAATTCTGGGGTATTTGATATAGATAAGCTTGGCGATGCTGTCAAAGAGTTTGGAATAAGGGTTAAAGATAACTCAGATACAACAAATGGTGCATTTCAAGCCCTTGGATTAAATGCTCAGCAAATTGGCGAAGCATTTGCAAAAGGTGGCGAAACAGGAAAGCAAGCATTTGAAACAGTAACAACAAAAATTAATGAAATGAAAGACCCTATGTTACAAAATCAAGTTGGAGTAGCTTTATTCGGCACAATGTTTGAAGATGTTGGAGTAAAAGGTATTGCATCATTAACAAATTTAAAAGGTGGTATTGATGCTAATAGCGACTCTTTAAAACAACTTAATGAGATTAAATATGATACTTTTAGCGAAGCTATAACAGGCATAGGCAGACAGTTTGAGACAAGCGTATTTATCCCCCTAGGTGAAAAAATATTGCCGATTATGAATAAATTCGCAAACTGGATTTCTGATAATATGCCTATGATAAAAGAAGTTATAGGGACTGCAATGAATGAAGTTGAATATGTTTTTAATACTGTTTATAATTTTGTTAAAGACAATATAATGCCAATCTTTGAGCAGTTAAGCGAAAATACTATGTTCAACTTTGACACAATAAAAAACATAATAAATGATGTTGTAAACTTTATTACTACGACTATATTACCACCGTTACAAACATATTTTGAATTTATCATGGATGAAATCGTTCCCCGACTTGTGCAAGCGTTTCAGGATTGGTTCCCGAAAATAGCAAACATTGTGGAAAATCTGTGGATAATTATAAAGGCTATTTTGACGGAATTAAAAGCAGAATTTGATATAGTATTCCCTTATATTCAAGGTGTTGTAATGGTTGCATTTGATATTATTAAAGGTGCCGTCGATGTTTTACTAGGCGTTTTAAGTGGACTCATTGAATTTATAGCAGGGGTATTTACAAACGACTGGGAAAAGGCTTGGAATGGTATAAAAACTATATTTGCAAGCATATTTGACGGAATTAAAAACATCTTTCAGACTCAAATTGATTGGCTCACAAGTAAAATTGAATGGGTATTAGAAAAAATACAAGCTTTGAAAAATGCAGCTTCAAATATTGGAAGTAGTATTAGTTCAGGTGTATCAAATGCTGTTTCTTGGTTTGGTGGAGCAAGGGCTAATGGTGGTTCCGTCAAGGCAAATCAAACATATCTAGTTGGTGAAAGAGGTCCTGAACTATTCACATCAAACACAGCAGGGACAATCATTCCAAACAATAAATTAAGCACAGCAGGAACAACAATTAATATAACGCTAACAGGAAATACAATAATGAATGACAGAGACGCAGACAAGCTAGGAGATTTGCTAGTAGGCAGATTAAAAATATTGGGGGTTACATAAATGGCTAGAAGTTTTTATATAAATTCTGATGAAGTTTATGTTGCTCCTAACTGGAGCATAACGGATAAGATAAACGCAAGGTCAACGCTACAAATAACGGTAATCGACAAGTTAACGGCTACAATAAGTAACGGTGCAACATTTCAAGTATTAGACGGAGTAACGGAAATATTCGAGGGAATCATCGTTAATGTCGAAACTGAGGAAGTATCAAAAGGATATCTTGAATATCGTTTAGCCGTCTCGGATAATTCAGCAATTGCAGACAAACGAATTGTTGCAGAGGTTTACGAAAGTGAACTTGCAGGAGATATTGTAAAGGATTTAATCACAAAATATTTAGCAATTGAGAACGTGACTCAAGGCACTATACAAGACGGTGTAACGATAAACAAGGCAGTATTTAATTACATCAAAGTATCACAGGCATTGGATTATATCAAAAATGTAACAGGATACGTTTGGAATATTGACAAGGATAAACAGCTACATTTTTTTGAGAGGTCAACAAATGCTTCCCCTTGGGATTTGACGGATACTGTTCAACATAGCAGATTCAAACAATCTTCCTTGATGGATGATTACAGAAATACACAATATGTAAGAGGTGGTCGAGGGAAAATAGCAACACAAAGTAATGAGACTCCTACGCCGAAACCTGATGGAGAATCAAGAAAATTTATATTGAGGTTCCCTGTTGCAGAACAGCCAACAATCGAGGTAAATTTAAATGGTGGCGGTTGGACGGCTATTGACTCAGCAGACGTAGGAATTAACGGATTAACACCTAGTGCAAAGTGGTATTGGTCATATGGCTCAAACATTATAAGTCAAGACGATTCCGAAACGGTTCTCGGAACAGTTGATGCAATAAGAGTAACTTATATTGGACTTAGAAATTTATTCACAAAAGTCGAAAATCTTGTTGAAATAGCAGATAGGGCAACGGCAGAAGGAAATTCAGGGATATATGAAAATTTGATGGTTGAAAAATCTATAACAGAATCGGCACAAGCATTAGAATTTGGGAATGGATTGCTTGAAAAATACGGAGAAATAAAGGATAAAGTAACATTTAACACAGAAGTATCAGGGCTTCAAGCAGGGCAGTTATTGACAATAAACAAAACTCTATATGGTATCTCAGATACTTTTTTGATTGAATCCGTCAATATAAGACCTTTGGACAGAGAATCAGTTGAATACTCGGTTACTTGCCTTGATGGAGCCAGTATAGGTGGATGGGAAGAATTTTTCAAAGAATTGCTACGGACAAACAGAGATTATAGCATACAGGAAAACGAAGTCTTGATACTGCTTAATAATACATCAGAAACAGAAGATACAGAAGGAGAAATTAATATTGATATTATGAACGCTTTATATCCTAGCGATACGCTATATCCTAGCGATACTCTATATCCAAATATAGAAATAGCGAGTCAGGAGGTTGTCAATGATTGATAAATGTAAAAGCTACGGCGGTTATGATATATACATAAATGGAGTATATTCGGAAACGGTAAAAAATCGAATAATGGATACGGTGTTAGAACAGTTAGTCGGATGTTTTAAAGGCGATTCCCCCGACATTGAGATATTTTATTTGGCATTAGGGACAGGAAATACAGCCGTAACTGATACGGATACAACACTTGATACAGAAATATTTAGGACTCCTATCAGCGTACAAACGGATGTCGACACAGGCGAAATTCTTACAGAATTTATAGTGCTTGACAGTGAAGCAGTCGGGAATATCGAAGAAATCGGCATATTTGGAGGTAGTACAGCAACGGCATCGGCAGATACAGGAACGTTGATAAGCCGAATACTTTGGTCGAAAATCAAAACATCAAGCGAAGAATATACGTTTAGACGAACTGACAAAATAACACGAGGATAGGAGGGATTGAATTGGCTTTAACAAGTTACACGAAAACGGCATGGGTCAACGGTGGTACTCCTGCCATAAATGCAACAAATTTGAATAAAGTTGAACAAAGATTATATGACTTGACAGAAGATGCTCTAACACCAAGCTACAACACAGAAGCAACAGTAACCCAAGAAATAACATCCCTAGCATCAACAATATTAGAAGCACCGTTTAAGAGTTGTTTTCTACAAGGTAGGACGGTTGCCAATATACTCCCTGATGCCGTAGCAGGGTGTGAATCTAATACAGGATGGACGGCTAGCAGTGGTACTATTGCGACAGATAGCAGCAACGAATTTGAGGGTACTAACTGCCTTAAAGCTACACTAGGGGGAACAACAGATACTTATGATTATGATATATTGCCGATGCTTACGGCAGGACGATACTATCTATTATGTGGACGCATTAAGAATGGTAATGCAACAAATATAAAGTTGGGTTTGGAGACGGACGACCAAGATTTATCGACATCGGTTGTAACAGCTACAACATATAATAGAGTTGGTGTAGTTATTGCCCCTACTGATTTTGATGCAGCAAGTAGCGCAGTATTACGAATAACTGTAACGGGTACAGCGGGACAATACGTCTTCTTTGATACTCTTATGCTTGTGGATATAACCTCCGCTGAATATGCTCTTGGTGCATCAGCACTATTAACAAAATACCCTTATCATCGAGACATCAAAGGTTCAGATAAATGCAGAGTATTGAGTGTTGGTAAGAATTTGTTTGATAAGAGAACTGTATTGTGGGGGTATTCACGCAATTCATCGGGTGCGTTAGCCGTTACAACTGGATATGCTTGCTCGGATTATATTAAAGTCGAACCTAATACTGTATATGTAGATGGGTTAGCAGAATATGTACAATTTTTCGATATAAACAAAAATTTTATATCAAGAATTTTATCAACTAATTTTACAACTCCTGCGAACTGTGTTTACTTAACCGTCAATACCACACAAGCAAGTTTAGATACATACCAACTAGAAAAAGGCTCAACAGCAACAACATACGAACCCTACACAGAAACGACAGCCTTATCCCCTGTAACATTAAGAAGCGTGTCAGATACGATATATGATAAGTTTGATGCGTTGACAGGATTGCATACTAAGAATGTTAGTGATGTTGTGACGCTGAGTGGAAATGCTTATACTTGGGCTTACGATGCAGATGCAAGTGGATATAAAAGTGTCAAAGTTCTGTTGTCATTATCGTTTGTAAACTATAAAGCTTTATTATTCAAATATAATAATAAATCAATAACGGTAAGGACTACTGATTCGCTCACAGCAAGTGACCAAATGATTTTAAAGCTATTAGGGGGTTCAGATTTTTATCTCACAATATCCGACACAGACACAGGTTGGGAAGAAGCGTGGACGTCAGGAACATCATTCACAGGCTTAACATGGGGTGGATTAATCAAAGCCTACATGAACGGTTGGAAACTAACAACAGCAGATGTTGACGTTGCTAATTGTGTATGGACAGGTATTACAAGTGGTACGGTAAAAAATGCAGGAGCAGCCGATTATACGCATGTTACCACTACGATTGATACTGGATTTACACCTTATAGGATGTATTATCAACTAGCCACACCAGTAGAAACACAGTATTATCCTAACAGCTTAAAATCTTATCCGTCAGGAACAATATATGTTGAGCCGTTTGTCGAAGAAACAGGCTACTACGGGGCAAGCATCATCATCGCAGACAGCAGTTACCCTATATCGTCTCTAAACTATGTATCACTTGTTGACCCTATAACAGGAGTAGAAACACCTGTATCATTATCAGATTGCACAGTAGCAAGTGGTGGATTAGGCTTTACGGTATCAGACGCAAGCATAGGAGAAAAATACAAATACGGATATACAAATGTTGGGCTATCCTCACAGCCGTCATTGACTTATACGACAAGTGTTAGTACAGTAGCAAGCATCAATCAGACAGCAGAAGCAGTAGAAAGACTTGATGAAAAGGTTGAGCAACTAGAAAATAAGACGGTAGGGTTATGGCGAAAGATTGTTGATTATACTTTTGCAAGTGAATTGGCGAGTGTAGAAGTTGATATTCCTACATGTAGTATGATTAGAATATATCACACAGGTATAAGTAATACTGGTGTATCCACACAGGTATTAGCGATACAATGTAATGGTGATACAGGTGCAAATTATAATGGTGGGGCAAGTTATCTGGACGTAGGGACAACAACTACAACGCTCAACGAAAGTTATGGAGAAGTGCTTATACATAACACGCAAGACATCGCTAAAAAGGTTGCGTATGGGTTCAACGGGACAGCTTATCACGATAATGTAGTTTCTTGGGATAATACAACAGACTTGATAACGAGTTTGCTTATATACCCAGTAGCAGATAACTTTGACATTGGTGGAAAAATCATCGTGGAGGTGCTTGAATAATGAATGAAGGATTAAAAATACTTAAAGCAGAAGATGTAACGCAAGAATGGAGAGACTTACATCAGCCTCCTAAGACAACGGCAGAATTACGAAAAGATATACTGAAAAAACTTGAATCATCGGACAATAAATTAATACGCTTGATAGAAGATTTGACAGAATTTTGCGAGACTTTAGGATTTGTAACAGACGAAACGAAAAAAGCAATAATAAATGAACGTAAATTATTACGTGAAGAACTAGAAAATCTATAAAAATGTTAACAATTTATGGTATAATTAGAGTATAGAAATATACTTTAATTATACTCGGAGGTGGAACATGGCATTACATATATGTTTACAAGAATCTCGTATCGCAAAACTGGAGGCTGAAATGACTGGACAAAATCGAGATATACAAAATCTGATAAAACGTTTAGACAATCTCACGAAAGGAATCTGGGCATTGGTACTCACATTAATTCCAACTTTTTTGGGACTGTTTGGTTTTTTGATTTGGCAAATACTTGACAAGTGAGGTGGTATTATGCAAAGTAGATGGAGAAGTAAAACAGCTTGGATGTCAGTTATATCATTAGTTTTATTCGTGTTAAAAACATATTTTGAGATTGACTTGAAAGAAGCAGACAAGCTTATTGAGTTAACGCTTATATGTGCATCTTGTTTGGGAATATTTAATAACCCGACTGACAAACAAAATTACTAGGAGGTGTTAGAAATGGATTTTATCACACATGATTTACAGTTTAATGGTACGTTAAGACCTCGGACTTCTACGGATTTTATAATCTTTCATCATGCAGAAGCTAGCAAGTGTACCGTTGAAGACATCCATCAATGGCATAAACAAAGGGGTTGGATTGGAATTGGCTACAATATGGTAGTTTACAAAGATGGTAGCGTACATATTGGACGACCTTTGGACTGTGCCGATGCAGATGCATACGGATATAACAACAACAGTTTGAGCGTGTGTTTTGTCGGTAATTTTGAAGTTGAGAAAATGACAGAAGCACAAGTACAAACAGGCATTGAACTTGTAAAATATTTTAGAAAACAATATCCGAAGTTGATACCAATTAGCCATATGGACGTAAACGATACAGCTTGCCCAGGACGAAACTTTGATAATCGCATCGTCATTGACGGAATGAAAGATGTAGTTCCCGAAGTGGATAAAATATTTAAAAATTGCGTTGACCTTGTAGCGAAAGAGATAGGACTAAATAATCCTGATTTTTGGTATAAGGCACAGTATCAGCCAGAAGTATTTATGAAAGGATTGAAATCCGAATATGTGGTTAGGCTGATGGAATTAATGGCAAATAGATTATACATGTTGACGGATGTATAAAAAAAGACCTCTCAGGGAAACTTGAGGGGTCTTACTTTTAAATTACACGATTAAACGAATAATTCAGTATCTTTTAAAGAATAATGGTTCATTAGTTCATTTATTTTATCAACAGCATTATTGTGTAATCGTCAATATATAAATCAAAGTTTTGTATAATCTAAGGTAGGGGAAAATAAAAAAGAGCTTTTTATAGCTCTTTTCTTCGTATATATCACTTTTTTCTATTCTGCCATTCATCTATCATGTCCATAGCTTTTTTCTGCTTCTCAGGTTCTTTTTTGCTAGGCTTTGAGTCATTGCTAAACCCCATTTTAGATATACTTGAACTGATATCTAAAGATGATTTATTGTGTTTTGGATAGTAGTCTGGAAACATTTTTTCTATAAATCCCATAATATTTAACATCCTATGTATTTTATTTCTTCATTCTCCTACAAATTAAGATTACTTCTTGAACAACTTTTGTTGCTTCTGTATAATCGTCCATCTCTCCTCTGTCTACTAAATATTGTGATATTTCAGAATGTGACTTGCCATGCTCGTACATTTTCAAAATATCCTTCGTTGTTGTAGTTTTTGTCTTAGTAGCCATATTAATCCTCCTTTGTTATTTCAATGTATTCTGAGTTTTCTTTGATGAATGACTTATGGATTGTCCCGTTTTCAAAAAAGTATACATCATCTTCTGTTTTTGTAACTTTAAGCTTATCTCCTTGTTTGAGATTGAATAGACCGAGAAAAAACTTGAAATCTTTCTTGCAATGAAGGTACATATTAATCCTCCTTAAATTTTACTATTTCAAAATCATTTGCTATAATAAGTTTAGGTTTAATGTCTGATAAATCTTTTATAGTAGCTTTATCATTTACACTTTTAATGTTAATATTTTTTGAATACGGTATTAATATTTGACTTTTTCCCCATGCTACAACTGAACTGTTTTCCCATGCTACAACTGAACTGTTTTCCCATGCTACAACTGAACTGTTTTCCCTTGCTACAACTGAACTTTTTCCTCTTGCTACAACTGAACTTTTTCCCCATGCTTCAACTGAACTTTTTCCCCATGCTTCAACTGAACTGTTTTCCCATGCTACAACTGAACTTTTTCCCCATGCTACAACTGAACTGTTTTCCCATGCTACAACTGAACTGTTTTCCCATGCTACAACTGAACTGTTTTCCCTTGCTACAACTGAACTGTTTTCCCTTGCTACAACTGAACTGTTTATAACTCTTACTTTAGAATTTTTCACATAAAGTTTAACATCTTTATATTCATTCCAATCTTGCCTATCAATAACAAAACATTTTTCAAACCATTCTTGTAACTTATATATTGCACGTTCTTCTGATTCTTTTATATCGAACCAGTCAGGAATAATATCTTGGTCAACTTTTAACTTCCAATTTTCTAAATTGTGATTAAAAATATCATTATCAATTGGAGTTATTTCAATTCTAACAAAATTAGGGAAACTAGAATCATCTTTAATCCCTAATTCTTCCAACATTTTTGTGTGATGGTCATGGTCAAATGGCATGTACACACTATCTTTTAAAACTATTGCTGATTTTATTCTACACATATTAATCCTCCTAGGAGGGGAATTACTCCCCTGTATTTTTTGGTTCTTCTTCTTTTTTTGTATTTGCTTCTTCTATTGCTTTTGTAATACTAGAATAATCTTTTACGTCAAGAATATCTGGCAAATTTCCAAGTCGAGATTTTTTTACAATAGCTGATACATTATCTTTACTATCTTTCTTTAACTGAATAACTACATCCATCAAGGATTCAACAATATCAAGTGCATCATACGTTTTATCAATTGGTGCCATTTTATTTTCTTCATTTTTCCCCCAAACATTTTTAGTTCGAGTTACAAGTATTACATTCATCGGCAAATCTTTTATCATGTTAAGCAATTCCCTTGCTTTATCCCTTCTAAAAGAATACCATTTACCTTTTTCTAAAGCATTTAATGTTGATACATTCTTTCCTATCATCTTTTCGTACTGATTAAGACAAATTGTTTCAAGATTATCTAATAAGTCGGTTATAGGGTCAATAACAATTGTTTTTCTGTCTTTGTATTCTCCTGCCATGATTTCTTGAATTATCTTGTAAGTTAAAGCTACAGGACTTTGAATATCGTTAGAAGTTTTGTCAATTTCAGCAACCCAGAAGTCAAATTCATTTGCGTATAATCTTGTCGAACCCTCTAAATCGATAACCAATGGTGATGGTGCTGATAAACCAAATCTACTTTTACCCGAGCCAGGTTCTCCCCAAATCATAATTTTAATCTTAGAATCTTTTAGTTCTGCTTTTTTTGCTGTTGCCAATATCCTCACCTCCTATATTTATTATATAATAATTATTTGTAAATTGCAATAGTTATTTTGAAATTATACAAAAAATTAATATATAATTTATTAGTCAACATCCTGAGTATGTCTTTCAATTTCAAATATTATCATTTCTAAATTATCAATTTCACTTGTCATACATTCTAATTCTATTCTTCTTCTATCACGAGTTTGTTTCTTTAAATTTAATTCTGATTTTAGACATACTTTAATATCTTCTATATTCCATGTACTCATAATATCCTCCTTAATTATCAAAACGGCAATTCGTCCGTTGTGTTTGCTACTGCTTCAGCAACCCATCCAGTATTTTCGGCTTTATCCTGCTTTTTTTCGCCTGTGAAGTGGAAATTATCTATCATTATGTCAGTTGTATAGACTTTTTGTCCTTCTTTGTTGTCGTATGAGCCAGTTTGTATGCGTCCTTCTATTGCAATTAAGCTACCTTTTAAAAAAAACTTTGCTATGTTTTCTGCTGTCTTTCCGAATGCTTTACAAGAGATAAAGTCAGCTTGCCTTTCTTCTCCCTGTTTCACGAATTGGCGATTGACTGCAAGTGTGAAACTTAGAAAACTTGTGCCTGCCTGTGATGTTTTTAGTTCCAAATCTTTTGTGATGCGTCCCATCAAGATTGATTTATTCATAGTGATTCAATCTCCTTATATTTAAATTTTTTACATGTTTCTGTTTTTAACTGATTAAAATATTCGCATTCAAAACATTTACCTTTAAGATTTGTTGTATCATATCCCATTATATAGTAATTCATTTAAATTTCTCCAATAATTTAGAAAGTCCCTTCTTTACCATTTCGTTAGATGCTCTTTCAACAACTCGCTCGATGATTGCTTCTTTACTGGCGTATAGGTATTGCTTTACTGCTTTTTCTACACCTTGTCTCATTCCAAAATATGCATCCCTACTCTCAGGATTGCTCCTTACTTGTGCTAAGACTTGCCTTATTAAATGCTCTGACATTAAGTCTTTTAGCTCCTTGTCGTCTAAATTAATCTCAATTTTCATTATTCCATCGCTCCTTCATATGGATTTGGTATTGGCATCCAAGCTATAACTTTGCTAAATTCTGCTATTAATTGTTCGCTTTCAATTCCGTATCCGTAGAAACCATAAGCTTCACTATAATATGATTGCCTATAATATACTGGATATCTCAGTTCTCTTCTTTGTTTTAAAGTATCATGCACTGTTACAATGAGAACTGCTCCTTCTGGTGGTTTTTGTTTGCTCATCGGTATCCATTTATTCATCCTATCACCTCCATATTCCATATTCTTATCGCAGAATCTAAGCTTCTAGCCTTAATTTCCTTAACAACTCCACAAGTTTCGCACTCTACATGATATTTGGCATTTTCATCATAAAAAATGTAACACCTTCCGCCACAATTGTGTTTTTGAGTTTCTTCACCATCGGCTGTTATTTTGCCCCTTGATGGCAATGCGTCAAATTTCATTATTTTACCTCCAACCTTTCTTTTTGTTCTAGCCTTGCCCCTTTAACTTCTATTCCAGTTTCAATTGCTGACTTAATTGCTTTTTTATCTATTGTGTATGATATTTTCTCTGTCATATAATCACTATCGTTAAATCCTTCATCTACCACAACGCTGACTGGGTTTTTCTTGACGGATAAAACATTTCTTATCGTTTCAATCTTATTTATATTAAGAGTCTTTAGCGTGTTAAACAAATAATCTTTTAAATCCTGAGCGTTTTTAGCCTTCTTTTTTGCTCTTTCGAGTAATTTGTCAGCTTCGGTCTTTATTGCGTCTGATTCGGCTTCTAGTGACTTAATAACACATGCTATGTTATCTACTTTATCTTCTAAATCATATGTCAATGACTCAAGTGTATCTTTCATTGTTTGTTCATCTAAGTCCAATTCCATCAATCGGAGAAATTCTTCTTTGATTTCATATAGTTTCATTTGTTTTACTCCTCGATTTCTTTTAATGTTCTTTCCAATTTTCGATTTATTTCTTGATGTAATTCTTCTTCAGATATGTTAAATTGTGTTTTTACATGCTCCAAACAAACATAATTATCTGCTAATTCTGATATTACATTGTTTCTGTCAATTACAAAGCTTGTTAATTCGTCTTTCAGTTCTTCTTGCTCTTCAAATAATTTTTCTCTTTCTACTTTCCATCCGTAGTGGTCAAATATCTTTTGATATGCATTAATCATCGTCCACCTCACTACTATTTTCTATCATTTCAATTTCATTTTCCAAATCTTCTATCTTTTCTTTCAATGCTTCAATCTCTGATTCCATTTCATCCCTTGAATTTCCTTCTGTCGATATAACACTATCTAAACAATCTCTCAAATATGCTGCTATTTTTTTCTCAATCATAATTGTTCCAAAATTAAATTTAATATAACAATTAAAGTTAGTCATTTTTATTTCAATATCTGATTTTTCCGATATCGTTATTTCTATCTGACTCATTTCTTTTTCCCCCAATCCTTTTTATTGATTCCGTCAAGGAGCATCAACTCTTTCTTCACTCTTTCATTTTCCATCTTAATCGACCTTGTACCGGTCAGACTACCTTGCTTGATTACTTTTTTCATTTGATTTCCCTCCTAAATGTTTTTTAAAAAAATCTACTGCTAAATTCTTTTCTTTTTCCCTGTCAGCGTATTGTTTGCCTGTCTGCTCTTCGTTTCTTCTTATCTGTTGCATTGCAAATTTAATTTCCTTAGTCAATTCGTCCACTCTCTTTTCACTATAGTTTAAGTATAATATCGTGCTATCAATGTTTTCATTTGTTGCATTGTTAAAATTTATCTTTGCTATGTTGAGATTTACAATCGCTTTCTTATGTTCTTCTAGCATCTGATTAAGTCTTTCTTTTCCTTTATCATGTGTAACTTTATCCATCTTGTGTGTCCTCCGTCCTTCTCTTGTATTAATACTTCATCTTTATCAACTTTTAGGATTGTTACTTTGAGATTTCCTAGCACATATGCTATATCGCCAGTTTTCAAGATAATCACTCCTTATAAAAGATATTTTCAATACTGTCCTGCATAAAGTTTGCGATTATTCTAGCTTCAAACAGATACATCTTTGACGGATTTCTTTCCTTGTAATAATATCTATCTGTCGATATGTCCAATAACTTTGCCAAATCTTCTGCCTTAATTCCTCTGCTGAGTCTTGATTTTCTTAACGCTGTCATGTTCTCACCTCCTAATACTATTATACCTAAATTATTTATAAATTACAATACTTATTTTTAAAAAATATAAAGTTTGTTATAATGCACTATAACTTATACTTATATTTAGTAACTTTGTACATATACTTTATGTCGTATACTTGATATAATATATATTAGCACGATAAATTTAATTTATAAGGAGGTAACAAAATGAAATGCACTAGCGGAACTGTAAGATGCCCTATTTGTAATGAGATATTTTTTAATCTAAACTTACAACATTTAAAGAAGCACAATCTTACATTAGAAGAATTTACAAAACAATACCCAGAGTACAAAATTTTCACTAAAATAGTAATTTTAGGAGGGGTAAAATGAAATCTAATCGTTGGTGGTATTTGTTTTTTAGTATTTTGAGTTACTGCATATCTACAATGGCAAGCATTACGTTTGTTTGGGGGTTACATATCAATGATTTAGAGTTAATACAACTATCAGCGACTTGCGTTCTATTTATGGCAGGAGCGTGGTTTACGCTAAAAGAAGCTTCAGCAATTCGAGAAATCAAATATATAGGAGAAAAGCAAAAAATCTCTTATAAACATCGTGGGTACTCTCGCTTTTGTTATATCTCTTTATATTTCATTTGTACGGTGCTCTCTATCTTTACTACAGCTAACATGGCATTTGAAGCTATAAACAGAGACTCGGATTTTAAAACGGTTAATTCGGACTCCTATAAGCTCTCAAAGGCATCTATTGAATTATCAATGTCAACGGTTGAGCAAAACAACAAGGCTATCTCTTCCCTTTTGACGGAAAAAGAAAAAGCAGTATCAACGCAGATGGCACAAGTAGAAAAATGGAAAACAACAGCAGTTACACAAAGGCAAAAAGAAATTGACCGAGCGAACGCAATAGCAAGCGAATACGACAAAAAGATTGAAAGACTTCGACAAGCTAACATTAATATACAGCCACAACTTATCTCCCCTCTTCCGTCAAGTGAGGTTATTGTTGGCTCTGGAAAAAAAACTATAGTTGATATGTTCCCTAGCATAAATTTTGTTGAACTTGCTTTATATGCTATATTATTATTGTCGTTAGGTGTTGATTTATTAGGTGCATTTTTTACTATTCAATACACAAAAGAAACATATTTTAATACATCAAAAATTAAGCCCAATTTCGATACGCAACTAGCCACGCTAGGTGTTCAGCAAAAAGAATATAAAATTAAGCCTAAAAAAGAAGTCGTAATTGCAGGATTTCAAGCAAGCAAAAAACAAGAAATTGACTCAGAAACGAAAGAAATGTTTTATCAAGAATTAAAGAAATCAGCAGAAAGCAAAAAGACAAAAACAGCAGACGGATATGACAAAATTGCAACAAAATTAAACATAAAAAGAGAAGATGCTAGGACTATTAGAAAAGAACTGGAGAGGGAAGGACGAATTACAAAACAAGGCAACAGGACGGTGATAGTAAATTAAAATAAAGGAATGAGGTCGTTAATTATGTTTAAAAGGATCAATGAAAATGTATATCAAGCATTTGAAAAAGAAACAGTTATGTTAAATTTTGGTTTACTTGCTCCATTGCTAGTTGACCAATTATCAGAACAACAAATATTAATTGATATTAGAATTATGAACGCATTTGAAAAAGTAAGAGAATCAACAAATTGTTTATATTTTCAAGATTTTATTACAGAATCTATAAGAAATAAAATCCTTGACAAATTAATGAAAAGAATCTTAAAAACTATAGAAACTGAATTAAAGAAAGGATAAAAACAAGAATGTTTAAATGGTTAAAAAGATTATGGTGTAATCATAGAATGACAATAGAACTAGACCACATCGACTTATTTGACAGAATATTTGTTGAAATATACAAATGTAAAGAATGTAATGCTGAATGGGAGGTTTCAAATGACAAGTAAAATTATAAAGAATAAGGCAATTACATTATCACATTTTAGTTTATTCTCTGGAATTGGTGGAGCAGATTTAGCAGCAGAATGGGCAGGATTTGAAAGTATAGGTCAAGTTGAATTTGCTGACTATCCGACAAAAGTATTAGAAAAACACTGGCCCAATGTGCCAAGATGGAGGGATATACATGACGTTTCAGCAGATAACGTTAGACGAATTATTGGAGACAAACAAATTACAGTCTTATCAGGCGGGTTCCCATGTCAACCATTCAGTGTTGCCGGAAAAAGAAAAGGAAAAGATGACAACCGTTTCCTCTGGCCTCAAATGCTTAGAGTCATATCAGAACTCAAACCCACTTGGGTTATTGGTGAGAATGTTAATGGGTTCGTCAATATGGGTCTCGAAGATGCGTGTACTAACTTGGAAAGTCAAGGTTATGCCGTCCAAGCGTTTGTTATTCCAGCTTGTGCCGTCCAAGCATGGCACGAAAGGAAAAGAGTCTTCATTGTTGCCCACTCCAAATACAATGGAAGGAATGAAGCCAAAATCATTAGAGCGAATAATGGAACACAACAGGAAGAATCGTCCAGGGAGAAGTTATTGCTCAATGAATTTGAGGGAATTGGTAGTTTACGGAAAGCAACCAATAATGACAGAGGAACAAACACAGCAATTCTTCAGAACTCCAGATGCGAATTGCGGGAGGGGAGCAAGCAGCAAGGAACGTTACGAAATGAAATTGGAAAAAGGAATGCCAATATCATTGAAAGACCAAGTGAGATGGTTCTTAACTCCAATGGCGAGCGATGGGAAGAGAACAACAATGAAACCAGAAACATTAGCCAAAGGAAAAGCGAATGGGAATCTAGCCCAACAAATAGCGAACAAGGACATATCTGGGAGTTTGAACCCAACGTGGGTAGAGTGGTTAATGGGGTTCCCTCAAGGGTGGACAGACTTAAGTGTTTAGGAAATGCAATAGTACCACAACAAATATATCCAATATTTAACTATATATATAATATTGAAACTATGATGGAGGTTTCAAATGACAAGTAAAACTCACATGGCGTTAGGGCTACTCACAGGATTAATCATATTAAAGTTTAATCCGTCAGCAGATGCATATATGGTTTTAACAGGGGTTGGCATGGGTTCGCTCATGCCAGACCTTGATACAAAGAAAAGTGACCCTGCTCAGATATTCCCACCAGTGGCATGGATTGTGGACAAGCTAACAAAACACAGGGGATTTACTCACATGATGTTGCCATTACTGTTTATCATTGCACATTATTATTTTCAGAACGAGGTGTGTTGGTGGGTGGGAATAGGTGGATTGACTCACTTAGTATTAGACTTTGGAACATATGCACTTGGGATTACATGCAGCAGCTCAGGAGAACAGATAATATTCGTTGGATTATGGATTGGCATTTGCTATGTAATAGGCAAGGATATATTTGACGAGTATAGGCTTATTAGATACATACCGAAGGAGCATATACAAAATATTAACACTTATACAACAAAGTTGATTGCTAATATAACTAAACCGATGTAGGAGGGTAAATAATGAATTTTGATTTTTTAGCAGGATTAATGACAGCTTTTTCATGGTGGGGTATTTATAGTTTATACAAAAGAGCTTTTTGGCATGAAATTTGGGTTGATAGATATGAACTAAAAAGATTATATGACAAAGAAAATGAACTAAAAAGACTAGATTGGAAGGAATTTAATCCTGTAATACAAGTAAAATATGGTTGTAAGTTTTGCACTTCAAAAGAAAGAGAGGATAAATAAAATGGTTAATAAATATAAAGGTGAAATACCTTGCGTTTTGATTGGACTTAAAGAGTTGGAGAGATTGAAGGAAGAGAATAACCGATTGAGAGAAGCATTAAAAACTTGCATACCATTTACGGCACATACTCATAAAAAGTTAAACGTTTGTGAATTTTGTCTTGAAAGAAATCATACAAAAGATTGCGAATATGTCAAATTAACAGAAAGCGAGGGTACTTGATGGAATATTTTTTAGCATGGCTATTTATAGTAACAATATCATGTATAGCACTTGATTTTAGATTGACAAAGAAGAAAAGAGAGCCGTAAGGTTCTTTTTTTTGTGCAAAATTAACTAAATAGTATATGCAATTTTTTTATTTTTTATGCAAGTTTATTGACAAATGTAAATAATTTATATATAATAGTAATGTACCTAAAAAATATAAGGAGTGATAAAGATGGTCGCTAATAAAATGCTTAGAGTTGACGAAGATACTTGGAAAGAGTTTCAGAAGATAGCAAGTAAAGAGGGAAGGTTTCTTGGAAAGATGCTTGATATATTAGTTAAAACATATGAAGCAAAGCAGGAGGCAAGCGATGGACAAGGCAAGGATAGTTAGAGAGTCGGTAACTATGGAGCAAGTAGCATCATTGTACGGCATAGAAACAGACCGTAGAGGATTTGCGAAGTGTCCATTCCCATTCCATCAAGACAAGACAGGAAGTTTGCGTATATATCAAGGTCGCAGAGGATTTGCTTGTTTTGGATGTAATGTGTCGGGTAGTGTAATAGATTTTGCAATGAATCTTTTTAAAATAAATTTCGGACAGGCTATTGTAAGGCTGAGTAATGATTTCGGACTTGGCTTGACGGAAAAAAAACCTGATGCAACACAGATAAAAAAATTGAAAGAACAACAAGAAGGGCGAAAGAGAAAAGAAATACTAGAAAAAATGATTTGGGAATGGCATCTACTAGAATACAAAATAACAAAATCAATAATATCAACTATTCAGGGAGAGATAAAAGATAGACAAGCAGAAGCAATTTTGAGAAATGCAGACGCCGAGGCATGGCTAGACCAATACGGAAGGAGTTGATACGAAAGTGAATATACAAGAACTATCTCAACATGAAATATTACAAGAAAAAAATATAAACTGGTTGTATAAAGCTTGCAGTGGTGAAAAAAATGAAATTTATTTTGAGTATCGGAATCATGCAAAAAAACTAAATGTAACAAGGGAATTTGATAGTAAATTTTCTCAAAAAAACAAAACCGAAGTAAATAAGAAAATGAATTATGAAAATTTTTGTAGATTCAATGATGAAAAATTTGACTTAATCTGTACCGGTTCATGGAAAGCAACAACACAAGGTATATTTAAACAAGTCCCAAACTATGATACTGGCAATGTTGATTTGGTTGAAGCAAGCAGAATGATGATAGTTCCTAATGAAATATATAAAAATATTGATACTGGAATTGAAAAAATAAAATTAAATTATTTCAGATTCAATAAATGGCATGAATTAATTTGTGATAAATCAACAATATCAGTAAATCACAAGGCTGTTGAACTATCTAATCAAGGAATAGATATTACTTCTAGCAATGCAAAAAACATAGTTGATTATTTTTACGACTGTTTAACGTTGAATGATGAATCAATTATACCTTACTACAAAAGCACATCAAAAATGGGATGGGTTAACGAAAATTTCTTGCCTTACGATTCAGATATTAAATTTGATGGAGAAAAAGATCATAAATATATGTTTGATGCTTTGCAATCTCCAAAAGGTGAATTAAAAGATTGGATTGATTACGTAAAACCTTTAAAAAAAAATATACTGTTTAGGATGGCATTAGCTTCAAGTTTCGCAAGTCCTTTAATTGAGAAGGTAGGAGCATTGCCTTTTATATTCCATCTTTGGGGAGGTACTGGAAGCTATAAAACTGTAAGTCTTATAGTTGCTATGAGTATTTGGGGAAATCCTGATAAAGGACGACTTGTTAAAACTTTGAATATGACTCAAAACAGCATGTTAGCAATTGCAGGATTTTTAAACAATATACCTTTTGCAGGAAATGAACTACAAAACATTAAAACTAATTTTGGGAATTATGACAAAATGATTATGAGAATAACTGAGGGAATAGACAGAGCAAGAATGAGCTATGACAAAGTTAATGAAACAAAAAGTTGGAACTGTTCCTTCCTGCTAAATGGTGAAGAACCTATAGTCTCTTCTAATTCTGGAGGTGGTGCTTTTAACAGGGTAATCCAAGCTGAATGTCAATACCCTGTAATAGATTTACCGGGACAAGAAGTTGTAGATTTTGTAAAAAATAATTTTGGTAATGTCGGAAGGGAATTTATAAAAATAATTAAAAAGATTGATTTAAAAAAAGAATATGAAGAAATATTAAAAGAATTTGAAGACAAAACAGATTCATCTAATAAACAAATAATGTCAATGGCTTTAATAGTCTTAGCTGATAGAATATCTAGCACTTATTTATTCAAAGACGAACCTATGAAAGTTAAAGATACATTCAAGTTCTTATTTGACAGCAAATCTATAGATGTAACTGAGCGTGCTTATGAATATGTTATATCATTAATTTCTGCTAATATCAATAAATTTACCGACAAAGATAGAGAAGTTTGGGGGAAATTAAAAAATAATGGGCAAGTTTATTTTAACAAAGATGTTTTAAATAAAAAGTTGAAAGAAGATAGTTTTGATTTTGAAGCTTGTAAAAAGAAATGGTTAGATAATAAGTACATAGAATTAAACAGTCAAAATAGATTTATCCATGGAAGCAAAATAAACGGTGTAAGCACTAATTTTATATTATTTAACTTACCAGAAGAAGATGATGGTATTATCGAAAATCCTTTTTACTAACATGAGTAAAAAATGTTAGTAAGATGTTAGTTTTTAAAACTTAGTAATAGCAAGGCTTATATATATATAACTAACATTACTAACATAACTAACATAAATATAATATATATATAGGAGATATATAAAAAAGATTAATTTATTTTTTTTATGACACTTTCTATAAGATATATTAAACACAAAAAAATGTTAGAATGTTAGTAAGCAAGTATTCATGCTTATTAGACGGTATAACGTAACGTTAGTAAGCGTTAGCAAATGATATAAAATGTTAGTTTTTTAAGTGATAAATTACATATAATGTTAAAAGGAGGGTAAAAAATGAGAAAATTTAACAATCCACAGATTAATATCCCATTAAAAAGATTAAATGGTAGGGTATTGTCAAAAATATTATTAGAACAGGGTTTTTGTGAGAATGAGGATACTGATAATTATTATTTCCATGAACATTACTTTGACGGAATCAAAGAAGACTCATATTTTAAAATAAAAGATGGTTATGCAGTAGTTAATAAAAATAAATTATGGTCATGGTGATTATATGGAGCTAAGACAATATCAGAAAGACATTATAAACAATGTAAAAAAAGAAATATTAGACGGTAAAAAATCAATATGTGTGGTTCTTGGTTGTGGTGGTGGCAAGAGCATCATTCAGGCTATGATTAGTAAAATGGCAACTTTAAAAGGTAATAGGGTTTTGTTTTTAGTACATAGAAAAGAACTTTGCGAACAAATAGAAGAAACATTTGCGAAGTGTGGTGTAGACTTTAATTTATGCGATATTGGAATGGTTCAAACAGTAACAAGAAGATTAAAAGATATGTATGAACCTCAGATAATAATTACGGACGAAAATCATCACTGTTTAGCAAAAACGTATACAGATATTTATGATTATTTTCCAAACGCTATTAGACTAGGATTTACGGCTACCCCAATGAGAATGAATGAAGGTGGATTAGGCAAGGTTTACGAATCTATGGTAGAGGGAGTATCAGTTACTTGGCTGATAGAAAATAAATATTTATCAACTTTTACAGTTTATAGTAAGCGTTTAGCAGATGCATCAGACATTAAAGTAAGTCGTGGAGATTACAAACAAGATGACCTTGCTTCTTTGATGGAAGAAAACGTTATATATGGCGAAACGATTAAGAATTATCAAAAAATTGCAATGGGTAAAAAAACTATAGTTTATTGCTCCAGTGTAGTATCAAGCAAAGAGACATCAAAAGAGTTCAATGAAAATGGTATAGTTGCAGCACACCTTGACGGAAATTCTTCTAAAGCTGAAAGAAAAGATATTATAGATAAATTTAGGAATGGTGAAATAACTGTTTTGTGTAATGTAGACCTATTTGGAGAGGGATTTGATGTACCTGACTGTGAATGTATAATATTACTACGTCCTACCAAATCATTAACGCTATATATACAACAATCAATGAGGAGTATGAGATATAAAGAAAACAAACATGCAATTATTATTGACCATGTAGGAAATGTTTTTGAACATGGATTTCCTGATGAAGACAGGGAATGGAGTTTAGAGACAAAAAAGAAAAAAAAGAAATCGCAAGTAAAAATAAAAGAATGTCCAGAATGTTTTGCTTGTTTGCCGGTAAATGTTAGATTATGCACTTACTGTAGATATGAATTTTTCTCAAAAGAAGTTGAAGCACAAAAGAAAAAAATAATAGAAATGGAATTGCAGGAAATCACAAGAAAAAATATGTTATCAAATAAACCGTATAAACACTATTTGAAAATTAAAACATTTGCAGATATGCAAGCTTTTCAGATTGCGAAAGGGTATAAAATTTCATGGACTATACACAAATGTATAGAACTTGGAATAGAAATACCGTCAAAATATGATTATATGAGGAGGTTTTTAAAACAATGACAGAACAAGATTTGCAAAATCAAGTACGTCTTGAATTATCAAGCTTAGGATTTACAGTATTTAGAATGAATGTAGGAAAAGTAAGAATGGCTGATGGTAGATTTTTTGATACTGGATTACCAAGGGGATTTAGCGATTTAATGGCACTCAAGGAAGGTAAAGTATATTTTATTGAATTGAAATTTGGGAAAAATAAACCCTCTCCGGAACAGATAAATTTTATAGAACAGATGCAAAAAAAAGGATTTAGTGCAGGAGTAGCTTACAGTATAGATGATGTAAAAAAAATATGTGAGGTGGAATAATGCAGAATCTAATTGATAATCATAATAGACTATGTAAGAGGTTTACGGATGCAAGGGCATATTTTAATAATCCGTCAGTGCCTGTACAGGATAAAATATCACAGGAAGAAAATATAGCTAAACTATGTAAAGAGTTAAGGGCATCCATCAAGGCGATACAGGAGGCAGGATATGATATAACAGATGATGAAATGATAGATGGCATACAAAAAACAGTATAAATTTTTGTGAAATATGCACATATATTAATTAGCTATAGGGGAGTAAAATGTAAGTAAGAGGTGATATTATGAAAATATGTTTATATTGTAAAGAAACTTTCAAAGATGAATCACAGTACAACAACAAAAAATATTGTTCAGAAGCTTGCAGTTTATCAAAGAAAAACTTTCATCAGTCAAGAAGTCTTGTGAAACTAGCATACAACATAGCTGACGCATACACATGCAAAAACAAACTAGAATTGATATGTCTACTTAAAGACCTTGTAAAGCTTGTAACTAAAATAAGGAGTAAATGAAAGAAGAGGTGTAATTATGAAAATCATAGGGAATAACGTGAAATTTGGAAGGATTAGAGTTACGACTTTGACGGATGATTACACAGCAGAGAAGACATTGACGATTGAGAATGAGAGAACACTTGAAAGTATTGAAATGAAAAAGGAAGATGCAGAGAGATTGTTCAAGGTATTATGTACGATTTTGGGGGTGTAGATATGGGTAAGTGGTGGACTGATGAAGATGTTGAATACTTAGAAAATTCTTGGGGAACTGTAAATTTTAAAACAATTATGAAGAAGCTAAACAGAAGTGAGGACGCGATAAAAAATAAAGTGGCTAGACTAGGACTAGTAGCATATTTGGCAAGTGGAGCATACATAACGTTTTATCAATTAATGAGTGCATTGGGACGTTCAAGCTCTATATCATATGCTAGGACAAGTTGGATAAAAAATAGGGGATTACCTGTAATGGAAAAAACGGTAATAAATAAGACTTGTCTTGTAATATATCTCAAAGACTTTTGGGATTGGGCAGAAAAAAACAGGACATTTATTGATTTTAGCAAGGTAGAAAAAAACATGTTAGGTTTAGAACCTAGTTGGGTGGATGAACAAAGAAGGATTGACGTAAGATGTTCTGTATATAAAAAAACACCTTGGACGGCTCAAGAAGATAATTTACTAAAAGATTTGCTTGGGAAATATATGTATGGATATCGGGAAATATCACTAAGACTTAAAAGAACCGAGGGAGCAATAAAACGTAGAATGATAACATTAAACATAAAGTCAAGACCTGTTAAGGCTGATAATCACAATCATTGGACTGATAAAGAATTTAGAATCTTAAAAGAAATGTTGAGTAAGGGACATAGAGCAGAAACAATAGCAGAAAAAATAAACAGGTCAGCATTATCCATCAAGGCAAAAATAGAAGTTATAATGAAGGAGGCTATATAATGACAAGGCTAGAAGCAGTTGCTGAACTTTGTAAGAATCCTGGGATTAGCATACGAATGACAAAAGACGTGTTAGGTAAGATATGTGAGAAGCCAAGTATATATAAATTTTCTCGGTATGGAATAACAGATGAACAAGGTTTAGACTTGCCGTTGTATCACGATTTGACGGATTTGTCAGAATGGGAAATAAACAAGGAATTAAAACTTATGGACTGGGAAACAGCGTTATGGCACTTGGTAAATGATGCTAAGACTTTATTGGACATGAGAAGTAAAGTTACTGGTAAACATGCAAAAAGAAGTAGCGAAGATATAACGCAAGAGGAAAAGGATGGAGCATGGACGGTGGATGGGGTGTATGTATGAATAGAGAGCAAAGAAGAACAAATGAAAGAGTAAAAACACAGTCAGATGTAGCAAAGATAACGCTTGATGAGTACAAGAAAAAAATAGCACAATCAAGGCATGAGGCAACAAAAGAAGCTATCAAGGTAATGACAGCAATAATGGCGATATCGCTGAATAATGAGTTTGATTTTGGAACTAAAAGAATACAGAAGTTAATTGATAGGATGTCCAATCAGTTTGCGTGTATCCTTGATGGAACGGTTTCCGTTGAAGATATTTTGGATTGGTGCAAAGAAAACAATATCAAAGTTGAGTGAGGTGAGTTGTTTTGATTGACAGAAAAATAATCATTGAAATGCTTGAAAATTACAATCGTCATAAAATTGTGTTGGAAGAGCTGGAGAGGGAAGGCATAATCGGGATATCGGCTCAAGTATTATCAGAAACACCAAGGTCGGTAACAAATAAGTTTCATTCGATAACGGAAACATTAGCGTTATGGAGTCCTGAGAAAGACGAATTAATGAGGTCAATAGCAATAGTGGACACATGGCTCAATAACATACCTTACTTATACAAGTTCATACTTACACAAATATACATACAAAGGAACTCATACTACATCATTTCAAGCATTTGGAAAAAGGAGCATGATGTTATACAAAGTGACAGGTTTTGGAAGTACAAAAGAAAAGAAGCTATAAGTTATATAGCCGATGCATATAAAAAAAGCTCCGATTGATTCGGAGCCTTTGTTTTATTCTGATTCTATTTTTTCTATACGTTCTTCTGCTGCTTCTTTGTATATGTTGTCTGTGTTGCCACAACCACTGCCACAGTTACACGTCACTCCTTTGTATAATGTGTGACCATTTTTTTCTACTCTGTAAGTAGGATAGTTACCGTTACAGCATCCTGCGTTTTTCATTTTTTCAACTATTAATATTTTCATTTATTTTTGCTCCTTTCCCATAATATGTTTCATCTTTGCTAATTCAAGGTCAAGTTGACAATTTGTAAGTGCTTGCCCTCTGAAATATGATACTTGTGCTTGTAGTAGTTTTTGTTCTGCTTTTATGTCTTGTGTGATTAGTTTTGATAGTTGTTTTAACATGATATTACCTCCTTAAAATTTAGATATGATTGCTACTAAAACTGGTACGAATGTTGCTATTGTCGAAAGTTTAGCTTTAATGTTTGTCCTTGCATCTGCTATTGCTATTATCAAGAATGCTGCGATAAATACTATACTGTAGAGATTTAAGTAATACATCATCATAATATCATCCTCCAAGGTTTTATTTAGCTTTCGCCGACTCATTGAGTTTCGGAGGGTAGCAATCCCTCCATCATCAGGGCGATTATTTTATACTTTCACGTTCCATTTCTAATATTTTTGTTGAAATAAAATCTATTTTAGTATCAATTTCCTTTAATTTTTTAACTATCATTCCGTTTATTATACCTGATTCTTTAAAAATCTCCTCGTTTCTTTTTTTGATTACTTTCGTACTGAGATAATAACTCAAATCTTGCTAATTTGTAAATTTCTAATATGTTCATAATCATCATCCACCTTTTTATTATTTAGGTCGTTTCCTTGACCCTAATATAAGTATATCATTTCTATTTTGAAATGTCAATAGTTTTTTAGAAAAAACATTTAATTAATTTATAAGTGTTTAATTTTTGTTCGATTTTGGTTCGATTTTGCACTTTTTAGGTATATGCACAATGGTATAATGTTAGTATAGAAAATTAGGACACCTATATTTTAAAATTATAATTGACATAATATAAGTATCATGTTACAATAATATTGTAGAGAAACACATAATATCCTCCCCTTAGTGCCGAAAGGTACTATTTTTTTTGAAAGGATGATAGAATATGAGAAAAATATTATTACTTGTAACAATGATAATATTACTTAGTACACAAGCATATGCAGATACGTTCCCTGTGACGTGGGAAGACAATACAGAGGGTTTTTATCTAGACTATTATAATGAGACACAAATAGAAGATAAAGCCGTTAATGAAGCTGTGGCGAGGTGGTGTAAATATAATAATCCCTCTTCAATAAAAGCATTGATGCAGAGACTGACGAATTATATATTACGCAAGGCACCTTATTCAAACGATGGACTCAAATCATATTCGGCTTTTGGGGTTATTAATGGTAAAGCGGTATGTATGGGATATAGTTTGTTTGTGAAGCGTGTATTGGACTATAAAGGCATTGAGAGTGTGTTAGTTATTGATAGGATAAAAAATCATATGTATAACCGCATTGACGGAATAAATTACGATGTAACAGCGGAACATGACAGGAGAGTGATACAGCGTGAGATGATAAAGGTACAACGTATATTAGATATGAGGTAGCTTATGAAAAATAAACTAATCCTGAAATGTAAACATGATTACGAGAAAAATCTATACATAGTTGATAGTAGGAAATCAGGGGATTATATTATACTTAGAAAAGCTACATTAGAGCAGACTTGTAAATTGTGTAATAAAGTTGAAACAGATTTTTGTTTGGGTGGAGTAGTATTTCCAGAATAGATTGTGAGGTGGTGATTATGGAAAATGAATTAACACAGAAACAGAAAAGATTTATTGAAGAATATTTGATTGATTTGAATGGAACGCAAGCAGCAATAAGGGCGGGATATAGTCCAGATACTGCAAATGAAATAGCTTCTCAAAACTTAGCTAAACTTAATATAAAGGGTGAAATTAATAAAGCTCTAGCTGAGAGAAGCAAAAGGACTGGCGTTAATCAAGATAGAGTAATACAAGAACTAGCAAAAATTGCTTTTGTAAATCTAACTGATTTAATTGATACGAATAGTTGTAAAATAAAACCTGATGCAACAAGAGAAGACACAGCAACATTGCTTTCCGTCAAAGTGAAAAAAACAACTTTTGAAACTGGCGAAAGTGAAGAGCGAGAAATAAAATTAATGGACAAACTTAAAGCATTAGAATTATTGAGCAAACACTTAGGACTATTTAAAGACTCTTCTCTTAATGTAAATATAGGTGTAAAAATCTTAGACGATATAAAGGATGATGAAAATGACGAAGCTGAGTAAATTAATAGCTCCTTCATTTCATAAAGTTCATAATGACATAAAAAAAGAATTACATACTCATTACTGGGAAGACGGTGGAAGAGGTTCTACTAAATCTTCTTTTATTTCTATAGAGATTATTTTAAACATGATGAAGGATGCTGAAAAAGGCATTTATTCAAATTGTGTAGCAGTAAGAAAAGTTAAAGATACTTTAAGGGATTCAGTATTTGAACAGCTTACTTGGGCGATTGAAATGTTAGGTGTGTCAAATTATTGGCATGTTAGAGAAAGTCCTTTAGCACTTACATATATTCCTACTGAACAAAAAATATTATTTAGAAGTGCATTATTGCAGAAAGATTTAAAGAAAATTAAGTCAACTAAATTTAAAAGAGGATATTGTAAATATATTTGGTATGAAGAGGTAGACGAGTTTGACGGTATGGAAGAAATAAGAAATATTAATCAAACTCTTTTGCGTGGTGGTGCTAAATTCTTTGCATTTTATTCTTATAATGCTCCTAAGTCAAAGCGTAACTGGATTAACGAAGAAGCTTTAATTGAGAGAGATGATAAATATAAACATCATAGTACATATTTGAGCGTTCCGAGACATTGGCTAGGTGAACAGTTTTTTATTGAAGCTGAACATTTGAAGAAAGTAAATCCCAGTGCATATGAACATGAATATGAAGGTAAAGTTACTGGTACAGGTGGCGAAATATTTAGTAACTTAACATTAAGAAAAATACCTGATGAAGAATTAAAAACTTTTGATAAAATATATCGAGGAATTGACTGGGGTTATGCAGTAGACCCATTTCATTATACAGTCAATTATTATGATTCTACTAGACGCAAATTATATATATTCTTTGAACATCATCAAGTACAACTAAGTAATAGCAAGGCAATAGAACTTGTAAAAGCTGAAAATATAAGCAATGGTATTATTACATGTGATTCGGCTGAACCTAAGAGTATCAGAGAGTTAAAAGATAATGGATTAAGACCGAGAGCAGCAAAAAAAGGACCTGATTCAATCGAATA